AGCACAGAAAAGAGAAATATATTTATGTAAATGTTTAGCAAAACCTGGTTCTTTTGTGGTATCGGTAGTTGTAAAGTAATCAATTTTGCGTTGAAAGTACGCACGCAAACCGCCTTCTGGTGTGTCAGTTACTGCAATAGAGTAGTTAGGAGCAGGGTAGAGAAGAATAGACTCTCCCATTTTATCATAGTATTTTGGCACTCCATTAGTTGTTTGAAAAGCCGAGAGAGCTACTTCTTCATCGTAGTTATCAATAGGAATGAGTTTAGTCCAGTTTCCTTGTGCATCTGAACACTCAATACTCTTGATAACGAGATATTCTTCATCAAAAGTATAGTCTTGTTGGCCTGAAATAAGAGAGGTAGTACCGATAGGTAAATCTGTAGCATTAGTACTGTCAAACTGCCATCGTGAATCAGCACCAAGAATCAAAGTAACTACGTTATCTAAAGCAGTATTGGCATTTCGGGTAAGGTCAGCAATAGGATAAGCACTAGCATTTGTAGACGCTTCAAAATACACATCTTGTACAATTCCTGAACCGCTTGCTGTTGTGTCGTTATACATCATATAGTTTATTGTTTTGGTCTTAAATCACTATTCATTAAACGGTCTAAATTCCAACCCATTGTTTTGCGGTATTGAAATGTAGTTTTTTTTATTCCTAACTTTTCAGCCCATTGTGAAGAATTCAACATAATTCCATTATATATAACCTTTACATTATTCTTGCGATTATTTGCTTGTTCTTTTTGAGTTACCCAACGACAGTTCTCCTTAAAATAGCCTTTATTATTATCAATACGGTCTAAAGTTAAACCATTTTTATATGTATATCCCATGTCCTTAAAAAATCCTGCGAAAGTTCTCCATTTTGGGTCAAAACTAATTCCTCTTCCCCCGTAACGTGAAAAGTCTTTTCGATTAGGATTTTTGCAACGTTGTTTCATACCATCAAAAACTCCATACAATTTCTTGTATTTTATTTTTACATTTTTTGAATTTTCGTCGCTATAGACCATCTTGATTACTTTTATACTTAGCTGTTAATTTATTAAGTCGCTAATCACTTTCTCCCATTTAGAGAGAAAGAGTTAGAGACCTAAGCGATACGACAAAATGTATAAGCTGTTGGAGAACTAAACATAAGTCTGAAACAAGCTTGTCCTGTAACACCAGATACTACGTCTAAAGTAGCTCCGCCTACATCTTGGTACACTGACCAAGCTGATTGGATTGCATTAGTTCCTACAGCGATAGTAACTGTGTTCGCACCTGCTGTGTTATCAATATACAAATCGTGAACTGTACCTTGTACTGCTCCAAGTTCTGCTCCTAAGAGAGTACCTGTTGGGAGTGTCATTGTAACAGCTGCCGCTGATGTCGAAGTGATATACCCACTTTTTACTTGTCCTACTGTGAGTGTAGCTGTAGCGTTCACTGCTTGTGGAACATGCGTAATTTTAGGCGTATCAAGTGTTGGATGGTCGAATGTTGGGTTTAATCCATTTGGAGATGCCATAATTTATTTCTTGATTACTTGCTAATAATTAGATTGCTGATTTGTTGATTTTTAGATTCCCTTCAACTGGGTCAGGTGCATTTTTCAAATCTTTTAGTTTCGAAATAAGTCCTTTAATAACTACGCCGTTAGCACCCATTTTATCGTCTTTCTTTTCTGCCCATTTCTGCGGGTTCTTGTAAGCGTAACCATTTAAAGTCTTAGCGTAAGCTATTTGAGCTTTGCTTGCATCTGCTGGAAGTTTAATAACTAAAGGTAGTTCTGTCGGTCGCAAATCCATAGGCTCGTTGATTTCAATTCCTTGAGAATCATCTGCTTTTGGGGCAACCACTTCTTCTTTAATTACTTCTTCAATTTTATCGTCTTTCTTTAACATATTTTTTCTATTACTTAACTGAGTCTAACGAGAAGTCATCGGCGGGGATAACTCCTCGACAGACCCAGCTAAGGGGTCTGCTAATAATCCCGCCATTATTAAGCGCGGGGAACTATGCGATAGTGATGTCAATAGTAATTGCTTTCTTTTGATTCCAAAGTTTGAAACCAACAAGTCCGAATACCACGACTTCTTTACCAGTCTTACCAGTTACTGACTTTTCTTCGTAGTTAATGCCACGTGGAGAAGCATAAGTAGCTGCTTTGTTTGGGCCGAATACGCGGTGTCCTGCGTTAGTTACAGTTGTAGTACCGATTGTAGCGTCTACGAATGTACCAGAGCGAACTACGTATATGTCAGTACCAGCGAGTTGTGTAACTTTACCGTTCTTTAGCATTGCATCTGCCATTGAGAAACCGTTGGTCATACCAGAAACCATGAATCCGACAAGGTCAGTATTCTCGATAACGAGGTAAGTACCGTAAGTGTTCTCGTAACCTGCTACTTTAGAAGCAAGGTTAGCGATGATAGTGAGAATGTTTGCGGCTGTTGTAAATCCGCCTGCTGGAGTTGTGTAAGTACCAGTTGCATCTTCACAAAGGTTATTGAGAACGAAGTAATCAATACCGTAAGCGACAGCGTACATCATGTTGTCGAGACGACTTGCTGCAATATCAAATACTGCGAAGAAATCTTCGTGAGCAAAAATGTGTTCTGCGTAAATAACTTCGTCAGTTACTGTGAGCGCATCGTCTGTAACAGTCCATGCTGTAACTGAGTAAGTACCAGCTACTGCTTGAATTGTAGCTGTTGGTTGTGAACCATAAGGGTTTTGGATGCGTTTGAGGTCTGAGCGGTCTACATCACAAATTTTTTCTGCGATAAGAGAGTTACGGAGAACGATATCGTACTGAGATTTCAAGTATTTATCGCGGTTTCCGTATGTGGACATGGTATTAAACATGTGGTATAATTTGTGTTTACATACCTATTAGTTATCAATCAATTAACAATTTCTATAATCAGTTTCCTTTGTATGCTTCTTAGAATTACAAGATTTACAGAGTGGTTGTATATTCTCTATAAAATTAGAACCACCATTTATTATCGGTACAACATGGTCTAGTGTTAGTTTTATTTCTGGTTCCCTCCTTTTACACCCTAGACAAGTGTAGCTGTATTTCTTTTTCAAGTTTTCCCATTCTTGACTAGAATATTCTCCACCAACACTTACAATTCTAGCCCTCCTTTCGTGTCTTTTTTCTAAGAAATACTTTTGTCTATTATCTATACCGACAGTAATTCCTCCTTTCCATTTAGGGTTTTCTTCTCCAACCATTCTATGTGGATTTAAATTAGATTTTCCTAATCTATACTTATTACCTATTGCCCAAGTATTAGATTTACCTTTATTCCAAGATGGTTTACCTTGTTTCGATACTTCGTAACATCGTCTTGAACAATATTTTCCTCTACCTTGAGCTATTTTGCAAGCAAAAGTTTCAAAATCTTTAGTACAAATTAGGCATATTTTTATCATATACATAATTTACCATAAGTAGTAATTATTGTAAACTGATTGATAACTATTAGGTTGTAAAGGAACAGTGTTAGGGGTTGTTAATCCCGCCGATGGCTATGTTCTTTTGCCTCCACGCTTTGCCCAGAATAATCTTTCAGCTTCTTCTTTACTTTCTGGTATTTCTCCTTTAGATAAGTTAGCGAGTAAAACATCATCCGATACTTTACTTGCACCTCTACGAGCGTTTCCAGTGTTAGACATCTCTGAAGTTCTTCGGAACTCGGCCTTTTCAGCTAAGATAGCCTTTGTCGCACCTAGTTTTAGAGTTTCTGCAATAGAAAGCTTTTTAAACTTTGCCATATCTAGAACTTCTTCAAAATCCTCTTCAGGTATTTGGTAGATTCTAGCTAGGGTTGCATTGTCTAATTCTGGGGTAACTTGCTTTGAAGTGTCGCTTTGCTTTTGCTTTGCTAACTTCTCTGCCTTTTCAGCGCGGATTTTTTGATTTTCAGCTCTTTCCTTTTCTTTTAAGAATAGAGATTTGTAATCTACTTCATCGTTGCTTTCTTCTGAAGTCTCAAGTGCTTCTCCCTCTTGCTGGTTTGAGTTCTCAGCTTGAACTATTTCTTCCTCCATAGATTTTAGTTTTAGGAATGTGTTTCTTCACTCCAGTTATATTATAATTATATCACGAAACATTTAGTACGCCAATTATTTGCTACTGTCTTGCATCAAACGCTTAGTTGCTTGTTCAGGACTCTCATCTTTTCTGCCTGCAATCAAGTGAACAGTGATAAGTGCTGTTTGAATTGCACGAATGTATAGGTTGCGAGCAATAAGTTTTACACCTAACGGGTCAGCTTCTATCATTGGCTCATAACTAACGTCTACTTTCTCTCCGTCAGGATTAGTAAGTAGGTTAAAAGCCTTTTCTAGCATACTTTTAATGAGCTTTTTAGACTCGATTGTTTGGTATACTGTATCTCTACTAGAACCAAAAATTTGTGTTTCTGCATCGAGCCAGAAATCATTGAAACTTAATAGTCCTCTATCGAAATCTTGTACTGGATATACCTTTCGTCTTAGTACCTCTACTACTTCAGGGTTTGAAAATGTTGATTTGATTAAATCTTTTTCTTCTTTTGTTAAATCCTTTCCAAAGAATAGTTTTCTTATTAAGACCAACAGCGCTTCATTTTCAGAGAATGTTCCCTTAATAAGTTCTATATCCTTTTCAGAATACATTAGTGGTTTTTGTTCCGCCATAATACTTTACTTTTTAATTTGTAATTACTTCTTACCTCCTTTCTTCACTTTCTTGACTTCTTTCTTAGGTGACTTTCCTTTCATATTATTTTACTTGGTTATCTGCTAATGCTGGCATAGCTTCGACCTGTCCGCCTTGAGGGGTAGCTACTTGTTCAGGGGCTGGTGGTGGTGGCATCTGTGCAAGCTCTACTGGAGATAGGAAGCCTGTTTTAGTAAGAGCCTTGTTCACTAGGTACTGTGCTTGTGGATTCTGACTGTATGCTGGATTTGCAATAACAGTTAGAGCTTTGTCTATCGTAGTGAGTATTGCTTGTGTATCAGCAGATTCTCCAGTGATTTCTATTTCTACTTCGTCTAAATCAATATCTTCAAACTGTTTCTTCCAGGTTATCTCGTCTGGCTTAAAGAAGCGTTGATTACCTAAGTCGTTCAGTTCGCCCTTTACTCCTTGTTCTATTTGTTGTAAATCTTGTGGTTGTGCAATTTGTCCACTAAGAACGGCATCAATAACAGCTCTATTACCTCTACGGATTGCTTCATTCTTAATATAGCGAGCATCTATTTCTTTAATACCTGCCATATCAAGCGTAGCCATTACTTCCTTGTCGTTGTTCATTTTCTTCATCAAGAACGGCAAAATGAATTGACGTAGCATATTTTCAAGATGTAATCCTTTATTTTCAGTCATTACTTCAAACAAAGAATATGATTCTTGTAGGAGTGCCTCAGTCTGTCGCCATGCTGTACCAGATTTTGGAGCAACACCGAGCATAGCTTCACTAATTCCATTCAATTCATTACCGAGTGCCTTCCATTCTTGTCCGAAGTTCTGCAAAGAACCAACATCGTGTGAGTTGTTACCAACCTGAGTGAGTGGTTGGTTGACTGAGTGAATCATTATATCGCCATTCTCTATTGCAGAGAGGGCGTTTTGTCCTAAGAAGTTAGCATCAGACGTTTGAAATATAAGCTTAGAAGCTAAATCTAGTTGGTCTTTAATAGCTTTTTTGGTGTGGTTTACCATCCATTGAGCGTTAAAGAGATTTTTAACTGAACCATTAAGCGTAATAGAGCCATCTTCTGATGGTAGCAACCAAGTTAGCATATAAGGGTCTCTTGCTTCTCTACCTTTGTATAAGGTGTAGCAATCATCCCCAATCTCATTAACTTTTCCAATTAAAGAGATTATGTGCATTTGTTGCACTGGTTCTATATCATTTTCGTTTCCTGTAAGGTTAGAAAGCGGGAATTTACCGTGTACTTCGTATAGTTTAAAGTAGTTATTCTTGTTATCTACGTTCTGTTTGTTGGTGAGTTCACGATTCTTCTTAGTATTTATCAAGTCCTCTACTGCTTCTTTGCCGAATCTGTCATACAGTTGACTTTCTGTAAGTTCAAGAGTTTCAATCTTAATGTTATCTTCAAAGTTTATCTGGTCTACGATAAGTCTTGACCACGGAACTGTTGAAACAACTAAACTTCCGTCTTTTTCTACAAATTTAACTACACTAGAGTTAAATCCTGCGAGAGCAATACCCCATTTATTAAGGAACGTTCCAAACTTCTCTCTACGCATCCAATCTTGTAGGTGTAAAGACAAAAAGAACACTGGCAACGTGAGCTTTTCCTTCGTAGCTTTAAGTATGATGTTTCTTCGGTCTATATCTGTCGCTCTGTACCAAATGTTACGAGAAGCTAATACAATGTTGAAGAAAGGTTTGGCTCTGCCTAGAGAATCAAATTCTCCTGAGATATGTTTACTCTCAAGATAAGCGTAGATAGTGTTTATATCCTCGTATAAGTCATTTCTGACATACTTCGACATCAAAGTACCGCCACCTGAAATGAAATCAGTCTCAAGTCTACGAACTCTATCGGCGATTGTTTCTTCGTTTATAATTTCCATAGTCTATTAACGATAGAAGAATGTACTTGCTATCGAAGTTCCACCGACAGTTACATACAAGCCACGACTAAATTCTAGATTGAATGTCTCAGGGTTTAATCCTGCTGTTGGTGTGTATGTTGAAAGGAGTGTTTTACCTGTTGCCCCTGCTCCTGATGCCATAACTGTGCTTGTAAAGGCGTAGTTTGCGAGTGTGTCAGATGTTGCGTAGCTATTTCCTACTGTTCCAAGTAAACGAGAAACAAAAGTTTGTACAGTGTTTGTGTTTGTTGTAGCAACTACTTGTGTATGTGGTGTTGTTCCTGTTGAATAATCTGTTCCCGCGATACCTGAACCATTTACTGCCTTTTTAATGTTGTCTAGGAATACTGCTTCACTTGTTACCCACAAAATCTGGTCTGCTACTGCTGTTGCCCCTGATGTTTCTGAAAGTTCTAGTGTTGCTGTATAAACTCGATTACCTAATGTAATTAAAGCTGCATCACTTGTTACTGCTGGGTTAGAGTTACCTGTGCCTCCACCAAACGTAGTGTCTGCCCAAGCTGTGTTAGCCATAGTTTCAGTTGTTGCAAGTCCATTTACTATTGCTGTTGCTGCTGCTGTCCCTATTGTTCTTGAAACAATCTTTTGGACTGTATCAGAGTTTGTTGTAGCAATAACATAAGGGTGAGCTACTGTTCCTGTAGAGAAAAGAGTACCGACTCCTGATGCTGTTGCGTTGATAGCTAACTTCAAGTTATCAAGCATTGTTGCTTCACTAGCACCTTTTTTAACTTGGTAAGGGATTGCTGTCGCTCCGTAAGTTTCTGATAATTCATCTACGACTGTATAAGTTATATCTCCGATTGTTACTGTCGCTGCTGCGGTTGTAACACCTGCATCTGATGCGCCAGTTCCACCTCCAAGAGTTGTGTCAGCCCATACTGTACGAAGTGCTGTACCAGTTGTTGCTACTGAGTTTAAAGATGTTCCAGGAACACGGCCACGAACAGTAAGAGTTGTAGCGTCTTTGGCTACTGCAACTACCTGTGTGTTTACTGGTGTATCGTAGGCTTGTGCTGGTGTCGCTGTTCCATTGATAGTTGCGTAAAGGTTAGCTAGAAAAGCTTCTGTGTTTGCTCCTAAAGCAACATCGTAAGCTACTGAAGGAACTAGTCGTGCTGTATATGTTACTGAACCGATAACAACTACGTTACCAGCTACTACTGCATCACCAGTAAGAACAGAAACTGCGTGAGTTCCTGCTACCATAGCACCTGATGAAGTTAGTTCTGTTTGACCGTGTGAAGCTGGAACACAAGCACCAGAACTTGTAAGGTCTGTTGTTGCTGCCGTACTAGCCTCTGTACCATCAATAACGACTAAAGTACCACTAGATGTAGCTGTTGTTAAAATACCTCGGAATATCCCCGTCCCACTTTTAAGTAATTGACTCTCAGTTACTACTGTTGAGATTGAACTACTTGGTAATACCTCGTTATAGTCTGCCATTATGTTATCCCCGCCGAGTTACTTGTTAATAGTTTTTAAATTTCACATCTTAATTATAACACACACTAAATAAAAAAAGAAAACTATTTCGTTGAACTATTTTTAATTTGATTTCTACGCATAGCAAATTGGTCTGATAATGCGCTTTGTATCTGTGCTTGTCGTTCTGTTTGGTCGGGAGCTACCTTGTTTCTAACCTCGAAGTACATCCGCATGATAAAACAATCCGAATCGTCTGGTGAGCGGCCAAGTAGTATTTTAATATCATCCTTACTGGTAGCCTTTCGCTTCTCGTCGTTCTTTGTGATGTCTTGGTAGAGTGAAAGTTCTTCAATAACCTTCTCTTTGTCTATTCCTTGTGCCCTACTAGCTATTTTATGGTTATTTATATGGTCTGCCAACAAAAAGATGCACTGTGAGCGTAGGTTTGTGTAATCTGATACTAGTGGTGCAGTCTTAGTGTAGTGAACATTCGGTAAAGAAACGATAGAGTTATCAGTCTTTATTGCAGTATAAGATGATTTAAAAGGCACAATTCCATCAAGTAAGCTTGAGTTACCGATACTTTCCCCTATCCCTATAGCGTCTACAGTTATTCGTGAATAAGGTATTTTGTGTGTCTGTGCATACTCTCGTATCTTGGAGATAATAGTTTCGTTGTTTATACCGTGAAAGGTATGCCGCCATATTTCTACTAATCCTTCCCAATAAGAGAACTTAGTGCTGTCATCTCCTTCGCCTGCTACATCAACAATTAAGTAGTTTGTAGGTTTGTCGTCTACTGCATTAGTAAACATATCTATCAACGCAGGATAGCTAAAGAGTGATTTAGTTGAATCTAAGTAATCCCAGTTACCAAATAGGAGTCTTTGTTTGCTTGCAAGGTCAAGTGTTTGTAGGTTTTCTTTGTAGTACTGTGAGATGAACGGGTTATCGTCTACAAGTGATTCTATAAAAGCCTTTGTGTGCTCCAAATTTCCGTCTCTAAAAGGTTTGTAGAAGTTGTAATACACATACCCTCTAGACGGGTTACAAGTACCTAGTATCTTAGGAACGATTCCATTCTCGTCTAGCTTGTATCTAATACGAGATTTAACTATGTTCCAGGCTTTCTCTACTATCTGGTTACATTCGTCTATAAACGCTCCTGTTATTTCAAGCGAGCCGAGTTCGTCAAAATCTTTATCTGCTGGGTATAAAAACAAATCTTTTAGAAGTATCTCGCTTCCATTAGCAAATTTAATTACTCCTATCTGTTGATTATATAAAAAGTCTACATCTGCTCTTAATCCTTGTAGTTTAGCTACCTCAAAGAAAGAGTTCAGTGTAGTTTCCTTTAAAGTCTTTAATTTGCTTCTGCCTATTAGCCAGCGAGTGCCTGGGTATTTATAGCACATTTTCAATACCCAATAACAACCAAGAATAGATTTGCCACCTCCTGCTCCACCACCATAGATAATTTCTTTAGTTACATTATCTTCCAGGTAGTCTAAAGCGATAGTTTGTTTAACTGAGAGTTTCATTTAAATAAGTTTTCTGCTCGTTCCAAGTTATAGGCTGTCCTCCTGAAGTAATATCTGTTTTAGATTCAGCTTTACCTTCCGCCATTTCCCATATCTTATCTTTTGGTAACCCATGAAAGAACTCCTCTCGTTCCTCATCGGTCATGTGTAATAGTTTAAGTTTAGCGTACTCTTTCAAAGAGATACCTTTAGGTCTACCTGCTGGATTACCAGACTGTCCTTTCTTGTACTGATAGGGTAATAAATTAGCAAGTCTTTTATCCTTGATATTTTCCTGTTCCCCAGTGTCTTTTGTTAGTTCTTCTTCCATAAGATTCTATCAATATACTGCTTCCCCAATATGGCCTATATCCATAGTTGGGTCGCAATAAACTTTATAATCGTTTCTTATTGCCTTTAAGCAAAAGAATACATCCTCGCCGACTTCTTCCTTTATTATATCATCTTTAAAGGCAAAATAGGGAAATCCTATCTTTTTAAATACTTCTGTCTTTACTAACATACATCCTGTTCCTATAGTACCACATTCAAATAAATCTTCGGGAATTGGTTTACCTACTAATTTCCCATCTTCGATAAACTTTATGATTGTTTCCTTGTTTGGGTTTCTTTTGTAGTAATTTGCGCCGATTATATCCTTATTTCTACTTAATAGCCGTTCTAACACTTCAGGAGCAAAGCACATATCAGTGTCTATAAAAAATATGTGAGTATAG